ATTATGCGTTACCCCTCTTGTACATGTATTCCACCTCGACGGTTACTATGACCTGTCCTATCGGTGGGTTCCGTTCTATCACTTCAACGTTGGTGACGCGCGTCTCCACGTAGTGTGTGGCGTCCTTATTGACCGTGATGTTGCGACCCCTTGATCCCTCAAGTGTCTGTTCTATGTTCTCTATGATCTCATTGCGCTTGGTGTCCAGCTCGTTGCCACGCACCCAACATCTCAGTTCTATCTGTAGTATGCCCTGTCGCTCTGACATGCTGACATCTGTGCGTTCCTCGTTGCCGGTCACTATGAGAATGGCCGGATACTGTGTGATGGCCAGTTTCTCGAACTCGAAGAACTCCCTCGTGACCAAACCCGGTGCCGGGTCTGACATGTTGATCAGTTGTTCCCTGATGTCCTCTGCTATGCTTTCCCTCGCGCTCATCGTTATCTAACGAGACGATTGAAATGAGTGGCCTGTTTCTCTGAATTTTCTACTGTCCCACTCGAATCATAATCGTACTCAACCCCATCCTTCAATATCTCTTGGAATTCCGTTGCGAATTTTTCCTTGTAATACATCATCTTCTCCCTGAACACATCTCCATCTGGTGAGAACGTTGACAACCTCGGATAGATGTACTCCGCGAACACGTGATACACCGCCGCCTTGGTGAACTGGCTGTAGGTCAACAGGTTGTTGTCCATCTCCGTGTAGGTGCCAGTGGTGATGTCGTATCTTCCGTATGTGGCACGTGGCCACCATTCTATTCGCAACTTGCGAAGTAGGTCGTTCGTGGTCTTGACGTGTAGGTCTGAGAATGATTGTATGCCGAAATTATTGATGTCCGGCTCATATTCGAGTAGATCGCTGTCTGTCGCGAAATTTGCCATTTGAGTCCTCCTGTAATGGTTCAGTCCAGTCCTTCTGGACGCAGTTATTTATTGGCTGTGTTTATCGATTGTAATAACACATAAAAGAAAAGGGCCCGAAGGCCCTTTCCCATAGATCGAGAGGGTTAGTAAATTATTAGTCTACAACTGCCTCTGATTTGATTTTAACAGCATACGCATCTTTTAAGATCTCGTTACCTCTGGCAGTAGTCGCAACGTACTCAGTCGCTCTAGCCGAAGCATCGTACTGTTCTCTCACAACGATCGGTCTCTTGATAACGTGTCCAAAAGCCTCTGGTGAGAAGATTCCACCAACTGCATCGTTCGCTGAGTCAACCGCTACCGCTGTAGTCATGAATAGTTTACAATTATATATTCTACCCATGTAAGCAGATGAGTTCAAGATAGAGTCACCCACGTTTGATAACGCAGTTGAACCACCTGAAGCGTAACCAGCCTGTGTTAACACTTTAGCAACGTTGTGGATCGCCGCTGGAGCAAACACACCATAGTAATCACCATCCGCGTCAGTTGGAGCGTTTTGAGCTCTTAACTTGTAGATCGCGTTTAATAATAGGTCTGGAGTAAGGTCTGTTCCACCTGTTCCGATAACGTTAGTTGTTAATGAATCGAATTGTGCGAAAACGTCTGTGTCAACTTTCTCACCAATCGCGTTTCCAAGTATTCTTCCCACGTCAGCCGCAACGTCTCTGCCAGAACTCTCTCTGATAAGATCCGTCAAGTCCGCTCTAACACCAATCTCTGATGCTGTGATCGTTACTGTTGATGGGTTAACACTTGTTTGTGTTGATAGGTCAGTGCCTTCAGTTAAACCTGTAGCCGCAACTTCTGGGTATACTGGTACTTGGGCAGTTAGACCTGGTGTGCCTGTCATGTCAAAAACTTTCACAAGGCTTCCAGCGATAGATCTCTCTGACGCAGTGAAAACCGCTTCCTGTAAAATGTTCGTTAACAAAGCACCGTGTGTCGATGTAGTATTGATAGCCATTGCTATTCTCCTTTGTTGTTATAGTTTAGAAGAACTTGGGATTGTTGGCAGACTTCTGCTTCATCTCCTTGTAGATCCTTCTGTGTTCTGGATTGTTTAGATCCAATTTCGAAGTATCCAATTCCTGCACTGACTTTGCGTTGGTGTTTGATGTAGATCCTGATCCACTGGGACCTGCTTGGACGAAGTGCGTGTTCTGTGAAAGGAATTCATTCACGTATTGATCCACGCCCATTAGTTCTCCAGATTCAGTGTATCTAGGTGTGCCATTGTCTCCAATGACCTCAACGTCACCAGCGTCGTTCAATCTGACCCGTTCCTTGACAAGTCTCACGACCTGGTCTGGATTTATGGCCTTGTGTTTGGAAGCACTGTTCAACAATGCACCATCCACCTTGACTGAGTTCAACTGTGTGCGGAGTTGAGCGATATCTTGGTCCTTCTTCTCAGCGGTCTCCTTCAATATCTTCTCGAACTCGCCTCGCTTCTTCTGTTCTTCCAGTTTCATGTGTTCTTCCTTCTGAACAAGTTCACGATAACGTTCAACATCAACATCTTGGAATTTTTTCAACACGTTGGATTCGGTCTTCTTACGGACTGATGCCATGGCGTTGTTGAATTCCTCAGCAGTGTAGGTTTTTGACACCTCTGTCTCCGGAGTTGATTGTTTAGAGTCGTTTGCCTGTGCCTCCGTGGCCTCAGCAACTTGGACTTCTGGTTGTTTTAAATCTTCCATAGATTTCCTCCTATTGAGTATGTTGTTATTTACACGATTATTTACAGGAATTATGTCGTATGATTATATTTTGTAAGGATTGTAACAGGCTACACCGATATTTTTTAGTCCAGACCATAGAATGTTTGGCCGCCAGTATTTCTTCACAAAATGTGTCTTACGCACACGTCCTCTCACATCTACTTTCAATTCTGGGAACTTGGTCATCCAAAGATCTTTGGCCATCTGATATTGTTGTTTCCTGTCTGTGTTATCTCTGAACAATGTGCTTTTGTGGTTTACGTCCTTGATCACAGCATTCATCAAAGTAGCACATCTCATACCATTTTTCAATTGGTCCATACACCATTCTTGGTCTTCTATCATTTGCGTTTGATTGAACGGTACCAGTTTGGTCCTCCTATGGAAAAAAATATTGCTTAAACTGAATGATCTCATCCAAACCCAATTGTGTTGTAATGTTGGATGTTTGATCGTGATATCAACACGATGCACGATGTTATTCAGGAATCCAAAGGTTGCAATATCATTTGCTCCAGCAGTTTCTAACACGTAATCAAGTTGATCAATGAAACGATCGTAATATCCCCTGGCGGGGTCTATGATGTTGTCATCATCTGCTATCACACACCATTGATCCGTGTGATTCAGATAGAAATCTTCCAAGATGCGGTTCCTACCATGTCCAGGATGATGTCCTGTGTTGTCCCAATAAGTGATGTCGTTGGATATTTTGGTCCATTCTGGTCTGGTAATTGACTCGAGGTGTTGTCTTTCGTTGGTGGTTAAAACGTAAACTTTCATATATCTAAATTATAGCACAAATTGACTAGGTGTCAACTAATAGAATTGCTCTAGGTCTTCCACGCCCCAGGCCTCGTACCAGCCCGACCTACGCAGTCTGGCCTGTGCGTCCTTGAGTTTGTCCAAGGGCTGTATCATCACCAAGGGTTTCCTCTTGTAACTGAAACTGACACCCCGGTGCAGTCCCTTGTTGTCTGGGTGATCGTACATGATGGCCATGTGCAGTTTGTTGTTGTGTGCCTGTTCACATATGGTGGCCAGTCTCTGTTCGCTTATCTTGTAATCAATGTAAAGCACCACGATATCAAGATTAAAGATAGGAACCATATGACAGCAATGGATAATGTGCTCCAGTAGATCAACCTTCGCCCTCGTGATCTGTATCGTTTGATCTTTAAGAGTCTTTTCTGCAAAAGGACAGATTGCCTTTCCAGTCTTCTTATGGACCTTAGCAACCTGTCCTCTAATCCAGTTTTCAATTAACTTACTTTCGTCTGCCACTGGGTTTCCTAGGCTTCCTCCTGCCTGATGTCATTGGTTTCTTCCTTCCGCTCGCCATCTTGGTCCTCCTCCGGGTTGGTATCCGGTTGGTCAGCAGTGCTGACGCCGTTGATGTTGTTATGATAGGCATTCAATCTCCTTTCATCCTGTGTGTACAGTTCAAGCAGTTCTATCTTCCTGCGATGTACCAAATATTTAAGACGCTGTAGCGCCTTCCTGGCATGGAACGCACCCTGTTGGCTCTGTCGCTCTATGCAGTTCTTGTTGTGTAATCTGTATTCATCGAACACCGCCTCCAGTGCCCTCGAGGTGGCGGTCTCTATGGCACGTCCGTCCAACTTCCCCCGAT